TTGGGACCAAATTCGTAGCCGATCTCGGCGATGATCGAATATTAATTTTAATCAAACTTTACGGGAGTAAACTATGAAAAAATATAAACCTTTAACTACGGCGCATTGGTATATCCAAAAGCTCGAAAGAAAAGCAGATCAATTTGATGCGATTATGTCAAAAAAGATAAAAAGCTTTTTGGTAAAAGTTTCAGAAAAAACTTTGTGGGAAACACTTGGAGATAATTACACAATTTATCACCCTTGGTATTTTAACCGCAAAGAAACTTTTGAAGGAAAAGGTTGTTTTCCAAGAGCATACTTGGAACACTTTATCAGAGAACACAAAAGTGACTTATCCTCTCACAAATCAACGATTACAAAAGATGGGAAGATAATAAAATGTGTTAAAGGTATAAGGGTAACGGGTATTGTTGACGATCTTATACGTAAATTTAAAATAAGGCCACCTGAAACGGGACATCTATTCGGTCGGGGAAAAGCCCACAGAATACATACTGAGGCTTTAATTAAATGGTTAAAAAGTTAAAACCATGGGGCGGTAGAGATATCGCCCCTTTTTTTTGTCTTTTGGCACTTGTTGTAGTTATTTCCCTATATATATATAGCTAGAAATAAAAAAATATTTTTTTGAAAAAAAATGCCGTAACTGGTGTAACCGTGTAACTTTGCCATAAACCCCCTATATTATAAGGACTTCATGGTTACATATTTGGTTACACTACTGTTATTCATAGTGTAACTACAGAGTTATTTAACAAATATTCCTTAATGGGGGGGTAAATGCTTTTTTATTTTTTTTATTTTGTGTCTATAGTATATAGAGAAATAACAAACTAGACCTTTTTAACTGGATTAACACATGGCAAGACGCAGACCCACTAAATCAGGAATACAATACGAAACACGCGGTAGAAGACCAGCGGATATACATAGCCCACTAACTCGAAAGCAAGAACTGTTTGTGAAAGAGCTGGTAAGTAAGGACGGGCAGATAACATTCAGAGAGGCGGCAATCAATGCTGGATACTCTGTTGGCTCTGCACATACTAGAGCGTATGAGCTCACTAACCCCAGAATATCACCACACGTATGTCATGCTATAAAAGAGTATAGGCGTGAGCTGGACGAGAAGTATGGGATTACATTTCACAGGCATATCCGTGATCTGCAAACTATCCGTGATCTGGCGCTTCAGAACGGTGCTTACTCTGCGGCTGTTATGGCTGAGAAAGCCAGAGGCATGGCGCAAGGGGATATCTACGTTAATAAATCAGAAATACGACACGGGAGCATAGACAGTATGTCTAAGGAAGAAGTAATGAAAGCATTAGAGGAGATTAAAAATAGTTATGCCCCAGTCACAATCGACATCACACCTGAAGAAAATACCAGTAACCGCAATAAAGCGAGAGAGCGGATTTTACAAACAAGTAAAGGAAGCGGCGAGTCGGTCGAATTACAAGCTGAACCTAACGCGAATTGAAAACTGGGTAGGCGCTGGTATTCCAGATCTGTTGATCTGTGACCAGCTGGGTGCTTTTCATTTTGTAGAGCTCAAATATACTACCACTAATAAAGTAGACTTACGTCCGTCACAGGTAGCTTGGCTGACCAGACACGGGAAAGGTTCGTGTTGGGTGCTGGTAAAGAAGCAACCTACGCCGTCTGATGTAGCAGAGATCTATTTGTTTAAGGGTTCTGACGCTGTAGATCTGAAGATGGACGGTCTGGATAAGGTCAAGCCAGAGTTTAAATGTAGACAACCTTTTCAATGGGATAAAATTTTTTACTTGATTTGCCCAGTCTAATAGTTTATCTATGGGATATTGTCACTAACTAGACAGGAGTAAAACTATGACAAAATATGAAGATCCAATACAACCGGACTGGGATAGCCGGAAGCTTTCCCCACTTAAAATGGTTACTTATTTGCAGATCGCCACGCTTCGTGCGGCGTTCAAGCAAATAGCTAGAAATAAAATCCAAGACTTTGGCGGCAGAACTGAACTTCAATTAGATGGGGTTGAGTTTATGGGCAAGTATAACCAAAGCGAGATAGAACGTATCCAGCGCAGATTAGCTATTGTCCATGATAAGTTACTAGATCAGTTCAACGCTGGTGGCTTCAAGGACGCCAGCGCTTACCAATTAGATTATTTGTGGGAGGAGCCAAAATGATTGAGCATTTTTACAATATTGAATTTGAGGGTTTGTGTCTGAACGAGAGAGATCTGGAAAAACTTTTGAAGCTTTTTTCCGTCAGCCTTGATGCGGACATCAATATGAATTTACAAACATCAAACGGTCACAAGTTGGGTGAAATGGTAGCGGACGCTTGGTCTTCACAGAGCTTAGGTATAAATGGGTCAGACATACTCAAGCGCATAGATATTTCTAAAATATCTTATGATGGGTCTGGTACGTTCTTGGGGGGTGAGTAATGAAAAAATTTAGGGTAGTAATTGCGTATGAAGAGGGCTTTCACTTTGAAGTTGAGGCTGATACTGAAAAAGATGCTGAGAACAAAGCCTTAAAGATTACTGAGGACTATGGCGGTTTTTCTTTTTGTGATGAGAAAGTAGCACAGGAATATTATTTAAAAACTGTCCATAGAGATTTCCATTTTGTGCAAGTTGATAGTGTAGGAGGAAAATAATGTACGGTTATCAATTAAATTTGTTCAAGAGCTCTTGGGCAGTCAATGATGGCTTCAGCAGTCTTTACGATAAGCTTATCGCGCTGGTGCCTTTTGAGGGTAAAATTCCACAGGGCAGATCGAAGAATAAATATTTGGAGCGCTTTCGTGTTGCCAGCAACTTATTATATGATCTGTTTAATAATGGCCTGATGAATAGACGTTCTCATTTTCATCAGTTTTTTAAAGTATCTGTTTATTGTAGGGGTGGGATTGGTCAGACGCAGTTTCAAAGATTAGATGAAGAGCTCGAGCCAATTCTAACCAAGATCATGCAAGACGCGGCTAGGGAACAGGGGATAAAGTAATGAAAATCATACATATAAATAAAAACATTATTCAGCGCAATAATAAGCGTGAAGAACGTGAGCCCGTAGTTCGTGTAGAGTATGAATACTGGGATCAGAAAGCAAGGCGGCAGAAAACGCAGACTAAATATTGTATGGAAGTAGAATTGCCAGCTGGTGCGCGTATGGTTTACAGGCCAGATCGACCAAGACCATGCGGCGCAAAACTATGGATAGAAACCAAAAGTAGGCTGGTTCTTCATGGCGTAAAGGGTAGAAAGACCCCTTTGCGTCTGGAAGCGTGTGACGCTTGGGATCTATGGGATTGAAAGGGGGTGATATAGATTTTATTTTTAATTGATTGGTTCGGCCGTCTTATGTATGGATCAAAGTATGATGAATACAGAAATAGAATAGACCGCCGCCGCCGTAAGTAAAGGAAAGGCCAGTTATAATTGACTGGCCTTTTTTATTGTGTATAGTATAAGAGATTGTCACTAACTAAGGAGTAAAACTATGGCAGATATTAAACAAGTAAAACATCATTGTGTATTTTGCAAAGAGCCCATATTACCAGATGAAAAATCTGGCTGGGCGGAGGGTAATAACCCAGAACCGTTAGTTGATTATGATAAAGGCAGATCTTGCAAGCAATGTACTGAAACTGGGGTAGCCGCTGCTAGGTTCGCTGAGATAGCCGCCTATGGAAAGATAAATGAGTTTAAGAAAAGATCTAAGGCAGCCTTTAACGCTGGCAATAAAGAGGCCATTGTTAAAGAATACGACGCTCTAATTCAGCAAGAAAAAGATCGACTAAAGCAATATTACAAAGCGGTTATGATGTCTTTATGGATCGAAGCAAAACAGCGGCGTGAAAGTAAATAACTTTTCAAAAAATTAATTCTTGAAAAGTATAGGCATATATGCGACAAATAAAGTGGGCTGGTAAAACAGTCCGCTTTTTTAACATAACTTAGGAGTAAATCTATGAACGAATTTACATATAAAACAGACGCCTTAACTCATGGTATTAGTAGCGAAGCTGGGTTAATTGCTTCAAACTGGGCGCGTAGGCCAGCTGATGAACGTTTTACATCTTTGCAAGCATTGCGCGATTTTAAGTTTAATGATTATCAGATGATGCAAGCGGACGTTCTTAATGTTAAGAATTTACATATAAACGGTGATGTAGATGAAAACGACATAAGACAAGGCAAGATCACGCTGGAGTTTACAGATCAGAACAAACAAGAACACCAAGCTTTTCCGACCCACTGGGCTTTTGGTCAAACTTGTAGCTTAGCTGGTGCGCCAGCTGGTTATTTGCGTGATTTACCAGCGCCATTAGCGGCGGACTGCGTTAAATGGGGTTTATTAGAAAACAGAAATAAAGAGCTGGTAAAATCTTATAAATCTACAAAAGGCCAGTTAAGAGCTCTTACTGGATCAGACTACGGCCGCATATATGATTGGGAAATAGTAGCCGCTGTTCAAGAAATAGCCGCCGCTACTAAGTTTAAAATTCCCGGTTATATAACTGGATCGGAAAGCGGCATGGCTGTTTATGATCCTTTTGCGCCAGTGACTAACGAGAGTACGACTATCTATGGATCTGATCGTGACGTTTTTATTTTTCTAGTAGATGATCTAAACCCTATTGAAATAGGCAAGCTTTCTAATGGTGAACCTGATCTAGTGTTTAGGGGTTTTTATATCTCAAATAGTGAAGTAGGCGCCAAATCTTGCAAGATCGCGACAATGTATATGCGCGGCATATGCCAGAACCGTTACGCATGGGGTGTTGAAGATTTTAGCGAAATTACTATTAGACATACCAAATTTGCGGCGGAACGTTTTAGCGATGAAGCCCAGCCAGCGCTTAGATCCTTTAGTAATGGATCGACTACTAAGGTGCTGGACGGTATACAAGCGGCGCAAGATGCGCAAATAGCGGAAGATGAAGAACAAGCGCTTAAGTTTCTTCAAAAGCGTGTAGGCCTATCTGCGCGTATGGCAAAAGCCGCTTATTCTCGACATGGTGACGAAGAACAAAAACCATTAAAGACTATCTGGGACGCATCTAATGCTATAACCGCTATAGCACGCGATATTCCGCACCAAGATAACCGGTTGGATCTGGAACGTAAGGCTGGCCAGCTATTGGATACCGTAGCCGCTTAGATCCTTTTATATAGGAACCATTAAAGGCCGCTTAATGCGGCCTTTTTTTATGTTATTGACGTAAACCTATTTTTTCCTATACTTGAATTTAAACATAACTATGAAAAGGAAAAAACTATGAAAAACTATCCTATTTGGTTTGATATCAATTCTTGCGCTTATGCAAGATCCAGCGGTAAGACTGGAAATAAATCTTTCGGCGTGCTCGAGCACAACACGCAAAATATTAAGGTAGGTTTTAGCGCTGTAAATTCACATGATTTTGGTTCGCTGGATATAAGCGTGCAGGAAGACCCAGAAAATGGCGTTAAAACTTTTCAGCTGTCCTTTACTGACGGTCACACAGGAAAGAAAACATTGCTCAAACGGTCGCTAGTACGACAGAAAACGCGTAAACATGAAGCGCT